AGGCATAAGAATTTTTAGACGCTGTGCTACCGCGTCACCAACACCGTTAGCGTCAATACCAATTGCTAATACATCGTAGTTGCTTAAAAAGTTTACTATTTGGAAGTACTGTTCTTCCCAGTCGTCACCTTGTAGTTCCAACCAGTTAAGGACTCTATGCTCATAATACCCAAACTCATCAGGTCTGTCCCAGTCCACCCAGACAACAGTGACAACGGTTGAGTCCATTTTTCTTGCAGGGTCGATTCCAACAACGACGGGTGTTTGGTGCCAGGTTTTGACGATTTTTTGGCTAGTATCACCAAGCTCATCCAAGAGGGTAGAAGAGACAAACATTCCTCGTTCAAGTAGCCACTTGCAGTTGTACGACATCTGAAACTCATCGGACTCCTCTCCAATACGTATCATTTCTTTCTTTATAAACTTATTATAATCAGGGTTGATCTTTGCAACATCCCTGTAGTCCCATTGAAAATGGTTTTGCCTAGAACTTTTACCGGTTTGTCTTCTTCTGTTTAATTGAATAGACTTATAGAAGTTGTTTTTATGGGTAGTAGGAGTTCCTGTTTTTACCATAGTACCTGCGTAATACGCCATCATAGGAGAGATAGACTTAGTAACAATAAAGTCGTCTGCTTCTTGGCACTCATCAATAACAACAAGATGGAAAGATTTAGACTCAATCTTTGCACGAGGGTTTGCGGTCATCATTGTAAGAGTTGATCCAGACTTCTTTAGCCTAATCATTTTAGTAACTCCACCGGCTTTTGCGGCTATATCATCAATTTCAGGATCACTAAGGATCTCCTGAGCACGCTCAGAGCTTAGACGAGTTACAGTTCTACTAAACAATGTTTCTGCCTGTGATTCAGTAGGGGCAAATAATCCTACCCAAATACCGTCTTTAAACTTACCCAGTAAATCTGGATAAATTTTAGCTAGCCTAGGCATTAGTAGCATAAGAGTAGACACTGTGTTAGCAATTGTCTCTGATTTACCTGACTGTCTAGCAGCAAGGGCAGTAACTTCTTCACCATCACCAATAATAACCGACTCAATAATACGTCTAGCTAATGGTTTTTGATATTGGTGCAAGTCATGCCCTACAAGTACGACCATGAACTCCATTATTTTGTCTACTAGTCGTTCAACAAATTCTTTAGAAAGCTCATCTTCAGGCTCTTCAAAGTCATCTACAACAGGTTCTCTGTCTTCTTTATAAAAATCAGGATTTATTTCCTCAAATTTATCTTCTTCAAAACTCATTTGCCCTCTTTTTTAGCTCTTTTATAACCGCTAAAAGTGCTTCTGCACCTAACTCTGCCTCATCTAAAAGAACAGACTCTTTGGTTTTTAGCCAACCAGTAGTTTCTTTTCCTATTGTGTATAGAGCATTTTCTGCCCAAATAACAAGATCAGGAGTTGATATGGAGGCTACCCTCTTCTCCAGCTTCGTAGGCTGGTGGGATCCATCCTTCTTGAAAATCTTCATCAGTTAATACTCGCATTTCTAGCGCAGTTGAAAGCGCTGTTTCTTCTTCTAGTTGTCCACTCCATTTACCGATAACTAAAACACGGTAAAAAGGTAATCTAATCATAACAGGTTTAGAGGTTCTATAAGGGTGTTCTATTTCTTGTGTATGACCTACTACAAATAATTTAGCTCCCCATTTTACTGGTAGTCTAAACAATTGTACAAAATGTTGTTTTCCGATGTTGTGTGTTTTTGGCATTAATCTAAGCGCGCCTTTTTCCTCTGTTTCTTGCAGGATTAGTTCCTGCTGCCCTAGCAAGTCTAGCAGCTCTTCTTGCTGCGCGCTCGGCTTGTAGCAATCTTCTGTCCAAATTAGGTTGTCTCTTAGGAGTCATTCCTTGTTTACCCTTAGCAACAAGCTGGTTAGTACGAGACACATAATACTCTGTTTTTTGAGCTATAGCAGTAATATATGAAACGCTAGCATAACCTCTAGGCTTTTGATCTAAATACATACGTATAAATCTACCCTTAGATTTTACCTGTTTAAACTGTTGCCATAAATAAGGTTCTACATCGTAGTAGTTATAGTAGCTACCGTCTCTAAAAATAACCGTTAAAGTTCCTGCACGACCATCCTCACTAGTTCCAGCCCTGTAACCAGCAGCAATTGTTCTAGGCTTTAAAGGGTTAGTAGTGGAGGTTGGTTTAACCGTAATTGGTGCAGCTTCATTTTCGTAGTCTCTAGCATCAGACGCTAAGTTATCGTACTCAATACCGCCTCGTGTATATCTGCTCTTTGTAGAAGGGTCATACGCAGTGCTTGTGACGTAGTAGCTACCAGTCGTAATGTCATAGCCAAGTTGTGATGCACGAACCGCATCATCAAAAAACAAAGACCTAGCTTCTGCAAATTGTCCAGTTTTAGCAAACTCACCTACAGAGGGTGCAGTAGGAAGAGCCTTAAAAGGGCTTTCAATAGAGGTGTACGCACCTCCAGTTCCTTGCTGGAGCCTAAGAAGCTCAACAGCCACATCAGGATCTACCTGATAAAGCTCAGCCCTAGGATCCAGTCTCTGAGCAGCTTCTAAACGAATTTGCTGATCAGGTTGATTAGACGGATCCCAGGACCTTGCCATATTAATTATTTAGGGTTAGCTAGCAGCAGCCCAAGGAGTTACTGTAATTGCAGTACCAAGTGCAATGCTGTCTGCACCAGCAGCAACAGACTGAGTCTTGATAGTTCCAGCAACACCAACTACAGAACCTGTAATGCTGGTTAGAGCAACAGCGGTTGTAGCGGTAGAAGTGAACTTGACTACGTTGGTGCTTGAGTTACCAGTTACAGTCCAAGTTCCGTTGACAGTTGCGTCACCAGAGTTGGTTACAGTAATCTTAGTACCTACTGGGTAAGCAGCTACTGCACCAGTTGCGGTGATAGATACTTCAGTAGAACCAGCGGTACGAGAAGCAGCAGTAACAGTCTTTGCAGCGTTAGCTGCAGCAGTTGCAGTGGTGATGTCTGCGGCTACATAACCAGCGTCCTTAAGTGCATCCACTGCCAAAGCAGTAGTTAGACCTAGAACGTTAGGTACAACGATGTATGCTACGCCTGAGACGTACTCTCCATCGGTGTTTGGGGTGTATAGCGGGTAGCCATTCCATCCTGATTGAGCAATTACGTGGTTATCTAGAGCAAAGTCAAGACGACCTGTTGCTGTGTCTGGTCGCTGGTCGTTTGGCTGTAGTGGGAAGTTTCCCCATACAAAGTCGACAGCTATGTTTCCTGCTGAATCCAGCAGATTTCCATTATTGTTTGTTGCCATTTTTAAATCTCGCTTTCGCAATCATGATTGATAAGTTCGTCCTCGTAGAGTATATCTTCGCATTCCCGACATCGAAACATGCGAACGTCATCTAGTGCTTCGTGTAAAGAGTCGGTATTGTATTCTTCATGAACCACCCCAGCCTGCGCTAGGACTTCGGGTGGAAATGGTCCACGAGGTCTTGTATAACCATTAGGTACGGGGTGACCCTGAATGGCAAATTTTCTAATTAGAGGCATCGTCTGATTCTGGATCTTCAGTAGGAGTTTCCTCAACTACTTCTTCAACAGATTTCTTTTTCTTTGATGTCTCAGTTGTTTCTTCAACAACAGGTAAATCTAGTGTAACAAGGCTAGCTGCATACTTCTCAGAACGCAAAAAATTAGGTACGTGAGCAGAACAAAAATCAATTCCATATGAGTCAGTAACCTGATAAATAAAGAACGCCTCATTAGGACAGTTAGCGCAAGTAGCCATAATTACTCCTTAATAATACAAGGATTACACATTTTAAAGTCTTTATATTGCTAAAAGTACTTTTATTCTGGCATTGGGTAGGCTCGAAGAATGTGGTTAATTCTATCAGCAGCATCATGGTCTGTGTCTACTAACCCATACCCTTTTGTCTTGCTTACTAGAGGGGCTAGTTTGTACTGTTTATCAGTATTAGCACCGCTATACACAGCACCAGCCATTCTTGGACTAAACATATTTAGGACAGCTTGCTTATCTGATTTTAATTGATCGACAGTGTATCTAGGTGTTTCTCCGGTAGACATCTTGCCTTCAGGTGCTATAGTACCAGAGTCAACTAGATTGTGCCATTTATGAGCGTACATAGAAACAAAAGCCGCAGCTTCTGGATGATACGTCTTCAAGGCAGTCCAGTGGTCTTTATCAACATTTGTTGGTCGTAAATCGGTATCAAAACGCTGTTCTTTAGGCAATGTTGATGAGTATGAGGAACCTGCTTTTGGTACTCTAACTGACTTTGTTCTAGATCCAGAAGCAGATTTCTTTTGAGCAGCAAGATCTTCAGAAGACATAGGCTGTGTCAAAGATCCAGCATCGACTGATCCTTTAGCTTTTTGTTCTGCAACCCAAGACTCATACTGTTCTGATGACATATCAGATCTAGAAGTGCCGTAACTCCCGCCCCTTGAGTCTACGTTAATACGAGTTCTATTTTCATACCTAACATCTCTAGGTCCAAGTTTTTCTTCTTCTTTAGCTCGGTTAGCAAATGTAACTGACTGGTCGTATATATCTTGTGCTTCTTTAGTTAGACCAGTTGACTCATCAACCTTGGCATTCTTCTTATCAAGAATCATACGATAAGTCTCTATCATATTATCTTGTCTTAAACTTCTAGGAAGACCTGTAGCTACTTCATCTGGAGTAGACTCTGCCTTACCTTTTAGCCAGTCATAAATAGGCTGAGCATTTGATTTTATTTCATCTATAGATGATTGTTTAGCTTCAGGTGTAAAATTTGGATGATTTTGAATAGCATAGAATGTGTCAGATATGTCAAGTACGTGACCACCAAGATCAGGAGCTACCTTTTTAATGTAGCGTTTAGCCCCGGGAGTTGATCCCCTTCTGGTCCCATTTATAATTGCAACGTGAACATCTTTCCATGTAGGAGCTGATCCATCAGGCATTACTCCGCCAGAAGCAGGAGCGTCTTCTTTATTAGCGTATTCTACTGATCCTGGTCCTGAGTAAGAAGCTGTCTGTGGTTCTTCAGTTGATTGTTGTGCCGGCTCTTCAGTATTTTCAGGAGTTTGACCAGGAGCAACACCTGCCTCAGTCATCTGTGCAGATACGTTACTTCCAGATTCAGTTTCTGCTTGGTTTTTTTCATTATTTAGAGTTCCACGAGCATTGTTTGCACGTATTTCTCCATTAATATGAAGTTCTCCAGACTCAGGGTCAATACCGACCTGTGATAACCAGCTATCACGGGAATCTTTGTGATATCCAGGTGCAGCTAAGTAAGTGGTTGCTTTACTACAAATACCATAATCATTTAGCGTGTGGGCAGCTTGTCCAGGAACTTTTTCATGACAAAAAGCACATTCTTCTAATGGCTGTGGAGAAACAAAAGAAGGTTGTGTAAATGCCTCTCCTTCTCCAACAGGAGCTCCTTTAGAAGTAGACTCAACAACTGGACTTTGAGATCCTTCTACAGTAGGCTTACTAGATGCCACTCCTGTAGGCGTATTTACTGTCTCAGTTGCAGCAGGTTGTTCAGAAGAACTAGGTAAAGGTAAAGGAGTTCCTTCTCGTAATTGAGAGCTTTCTAAAGAAGGGTTATCATTATCTTTACTTAATAGATTTGCAAACTTATAATTTTTTAATAAAGTAGACATTCTAGTAATAATAGGCAAATTCTGTTTCAAAACAACTCTATGATAAGGGTCAGTATCATGATCATTCAGTTCTAGATCGCCATGGTGCCATTCATATCCACTATCCTGCCAACCAAATGAGTGCTCAAGCTTATGAAGTTTTTCAGCCATATAATGGCTGAGCTCATACTGATCAAGAGTTAAATGTACCGCACCAGCATCATCTACTGTGGATCCCACATAATCATCATGATGTTGTGCAAATTTAGCTACAATTGCTTTTTGATTAGCATCTAAAGATTTCCAGTCCTCATCTTCAATACCATTAGGTTTACCAGATGAGTCTATTCCAGCAACTGTTTTTTCATATTTATCTTGAAAATTAGTAAACTCTGCAGTAGCTCCAGAGCTAGCTTGCTGTTCTTGAGCCTTTTTAGCTCTTCCTCTATAGTACTCGCCAGAATCAAACCCATAGGTGTTTTTTTCTCCAAGTAATCCTCTGTGATAAAGAGCAATATTTTTAACAGCATCGTCTATAACTCTAGAAAGATGAGCTTCTTGGTCTTGATGAGCTACAAGAGAAGGACCCCAGTCAGTGCTATTAGCACCTCTATACTCGTATGTCTTATCACAATTAGGACCACATCCATCCAGGATTTGGTTCATATCAGTTCTACTGCTGTTATTAGTTTTTACTGAAAAGGTGCCTCTATGACCCAGATATATTGGTACACCATCCTGTTTATACTCAATACGAGGACCAATAGATACTTGTGCTGTAGAAATAGGGTTTGGATCTTGATAGGATGCAGTTGTAAATCCTCTAGCATCCGTAGATAAAACAAATCTAGATCTAATAGCGTCTTCATTTGTTTCTAAGTATTTAGAAGGATCAATACCAGGATTAGAAGAAGTTATTTCAGAAGATGTCAGTCTTTCTGGATTTTCTACTGGTTTTACCCCAACAGTTTCAAGACTAATTGGAATAGCCTGTTTTTCCTGTCTTATTTTCTGCACAGCTTCTGGAGTAAACTCATTGAGTATGCTTGAGTCTTCTGGGATAGCATCTCTTAGCTCTTTTACAGCTTTAGAATGCCCAGCTACAACTTCATCACTCCAAGTTACGGGCTTATTAGAATCCATAAAACGGCTTAACTTTAGTCTTGCCGCTACTCGTTGTAATTGTTCTTCTCTAGGAGAAGGTTTCTTTTTAGAGGATGCCATCACTTACCTACAATACTAATTATCACTTGCAAATCTCATAGCTGAGCTTGCGGTGCCACACCAACCATTTTTATCTATTAGATGTTCATCCAACTCTTCTACTGAAGGAATATCCTCTCCACAGAAGGAACATGGTTTGCCAACTCTATTTAAAGAATACTTTACTTCTTTTTCTGTATTAGC